TATCAGCAACATTGGTTGCATTGCAAGGGACTCCATTGCCAATACAGGCAGTGATGTAGTGTTCTTGTCAAACAGTGGTGTGCGTTCATTGCTCAGAACTATTCAAGAGAAGTCTGCACCTTTGCGGGACTTGTCTAAGAATGTGCGTGATGACTTGATGACGATTGTGAATGCTGAGACATTGGCAAACATCAAGGCAGTCTATTCAGAGTCAAATGCCTTTTACCTGATTAACTTCCCGACTGCCACCCAGACATACTGCTTTGACACCAAGGCGGCTTTGCAAGATGGTTCTTCACGGGTAACTGTGTGGGATTCCATCACTCCAACTGCTTTCCTTGCTAAACGCAATGGAGACTTGCTAATTGGCAAGAATGGTTATGTGGGCAAGTATGGCACTTACCTTGACCATGCAAGCACATACCGATTGCAGTATTTCACCACCTATGCTGACCTGGGTGCGCCCAATGTCACATCTATCCTGAAGCGCATTGCTGTGGTGGTGATCGGTGGTTCAAGCCAAGGCTTCATCATCAAGTGGGGATATGACTTCACTGGTCAGTATTACTCCACCACATTGCAAATTCCTCAGTCTACTGTTGCTGAATATGGTACTGCTGAATATGGGGCAAATGGCGTTCCTGTTGCCTACTACTCAGATGGTATTTCTTTGCAAACTTTGGTTGGTCAAACATCAGGTTCTGGCAAGACTGTGCAGACGGGTTATGAAGTGCAGATCAATGGGTATCCTGTGAGCATTCAAAAGATTGAGATTCAAGCCAAGAATGGCAAACTGGTTTAAGGAAGAAACATGGCAAATTACACCAAAACCACCAACTTTGCGGCTAAAGATGCTTTGTCGCCAGGGAATGCAAGCAAGGTTGTCAAGGGAACTGAGATTGATACTGAGTTCACCAACATTGCCACTGCCATTGCAACCAAGGCAGATGGAACCTTCACAAACTTCAGCTTTGTTGAGAGTGGGTCTAATCTACTTATTCGTCACTCAGGAACTGATGTAATGAAGATTGACAGTTCAGGTAACTTGACTGTGTTGGGCAACATTGTGGCTAATGGCACTGTTTGATGAAAGCAGTACAAAACAATCTCAATGTAACTTGCAAGTGCTTGCAGGTTCTTTTGGCATTGGGGGTTTGATATGGCATTGACGATACCTGGAACAATAGCTGGAAATACATATTACACGGGTGCTGGAGTAAGAAATTACAACCCAATGATGACGGCACTTGGTGGTTTAGGAGGCTCTGACCCATATTGGCAAGAGTCTTTAAAAGCCGAGCAAATGAAATTGCAAGGTTACAACGTAGTTTATGGAAATTATGTACCACCAAAAAGCAATGACCCGTTTGGTTCTTTTCTTGCAAGCATAGACCCAACAACTGCGATTAGCCGTGAAGTAACAAATGTTCTTCAACCCGTTGAAAAATCAGTAAGTCAAAATTTAGCCCAACTAGACAAAGATTTAAGCCTGTCACAAAACGCACCACTGATTGCGGCAATTGCTCTGAGTGTTGCGGCTCCAGGTGTTGGTTCGGCTATTGGTCAACAAATGATAACTGCTGGTTTGCTTCCAGCGGCAACATCTGCGGCTGTGGCTACGGCAGTCGGAACTGGTATAGCAAACGCCGCCCTACAAGTTGCTCAAGGTAAGTCTCCTGAAGAGGCATTGAAAGCTGGTGTTATTGGTGCGGCTGGTGGTGCTGTTGGAAGTTATCTAGGTGGTGATCCTGGTGCAGTAAAAAACTTTATTACCAGCACATCAACCAATCTTTTGGCAGGTAAAAATCCAGAAGATGCTGTTAAAGCTGGAATTATTAGCAGTGGTGCTGGTCTTGCTGGTGGCACTGCTGCTGGTGCAACTGGGTCTGCTGTTGCTGGTCAAGTAGCTGCTGGAACTACTGCTGGATTGCTTTCTGGTAAAACTGGTGAACAAGCATTGATTCAAGGTGTTTCCAACATTAAAGTTGATTCACTTATTCCAGGCTCTGTTGCAACTGTTCCTACTGAACAACAGGTTCTTGCTGGACAACAAGATTTGCAGAATGAGTTGGCTCCTTTTGAGGTAGACACAACTGCATCATCATTTGATACAAAAGACATTATTAATGATGGTTCTGGGTTCACACCACCCACACCAACACCACAAACACCGATTACTGGAAGTACTGGAGGAAATATGGCAACCTACGATGAAGAGATGAATGCTCCTGCGACTGAGCTAGAGGATACTACTCCTTTTAATTACACTCCTGAAGAACAGCAATTGATTTATCAGTTGGCTCAAGAGGCTGGTGGTACTCAAAACATCAGTGATGCATATGCTGCACTTACTCAAGCGGCACAACAGACAGCAGATCGATCTGGGCTAACAGTTGGAAATGTTCTTAACTTCTTCAAATCTAATCCAAATGTTACAAAAGGATTGATTAGTGCTGGAATTAGTACTGCTGGTGGTTTATTGACCAATCAAGCCAATGTAGAGGCGGCAAGAATCTCTGCTCAAGCAATGCGAGATGCGGCGGCAACAGCGGCAGAGGCTCAGAAGTTTCGTCCTGTTGGCGTTACCACTCGCTTTGGCGCATCACAGTTTGGATTTGATCCTACAACTGGTCAATTGACAAGTGCTGGTTACACAGTTAACCCAGAACTCAAGGCGATGCAAGATCGCATCATGGCTTTGTCTGGTCAAGGCTTGACTGAGGCAGAACAAGCCGCAGGTCGTTATGCTCCTTTGACTGCTGGCGCACAAGGTTTGTTTGGCTTGGGTCAACAGTATTTGGCTCAGTCTCCTGAACAAGTTGCCGCTGATTACATGGCAAGGCAACAGAACTTGTTGGCCCCTAGCCGTGAGCGTCAGTTTGCTCAGTTGCAAAACCAGTTGTTTAATACTGGTCGTGGTGGCTTGTCTGTTGGTGCTACTGGTATGCGTCCAAGTGGTGCTGGTGGTTTGGGTGCGGCATCTCCTGAGATGGAAGCCTATTACAACGCTTTGGCTCAACAAGATGCGGCATTGGCTGCACAAGCAACTCAAGCTGGTCAACAACAGGTTCAGTTTGGTGCTGGTTTGCTAGGTTCTGGCGCTAACTTGCTTGGAAGCTACACGCAAGGCTTGACGGGTGCTTACTCGCCATTCAGCACTGGAATTGGCGTAGGTTCATCGCTAGAGTCATTGGGTCAAGCACCTTTGGATATTGGCGCACAGTTGGGTGGTAGGTCTGCCCAAGCTGGTGCTAATGTTGGGCAAACACTGCTTCAAGGTGGCTTGTTAGGTGCTAGAACGACTCAGGCGGCATCTGGTGTTAGTCCTTTTGGAACTGCATTGACCAGATTTGCAGATAGTCCTGAAGCACAACAAGCATTGCTTGGAATGTTTACTGGTGGATCACCAGATCAGTATGAGCAACGTGCTGGTGTCCCATTTACACAACGCAACGTTTACGGCTAAGGAATAATCATGGCAGAACCAAATATTGTCGGAAGTTTGTTCGGGGTGACTCCTGAGTTGTATCAAGAACAGCGTGACTTGATGCGTCAAAAGCAAGCAATGGAGTTTGCTCAACAAGACCCACGAACACAGGCAACCTATGCTTTTGGTCGTGCTGGTCAACAGTTGGGTCAAGCCTTGGGTGGTTTGATGGGTGCAGAAGACCCTCAGATGCGTCTGATTAGCCAACGCAATGCCTTGGCAAAGCAATTTGATGTAAGCACTCCTGAAGGGCTTGCTCAGTATGGACAGGCTTTGCAACAAGCTGGAGACACTCAAGGTGCATTGGGTGCGATAGGCATTAGCCGCCAAATGACTCAAGAAATGGCTCTAACTGGTCAAAGACAAGCCGCAGAAAGATCATCATTGGCTACTGCTGCTAAAACAGAGTTGTCTATTGAGCAAGAGAAAAAACTACGGGATGAGTTGTCTCGATTGCCAACTAATGCCACAGAAGAGCAAATTCTTGGAGTGGTAACTAAGTATGGCTCTCCAGACAAGGTTCTTGCTGTGTTGCAAGGCACTGCTGATAAAGCGGCTCAAAGAGAAACGGCGCTTACATTAGGTCGTGAAAAAATTGCAGCCAAAGTAGAAGAAGATTTAAGACGGGCAAAAAATGACCAAGAAAGAGAGCAGATACGAATTGAAGGTAGAAAAGATTTGGCTCTACTAGTTGCATCTTTAAAAGGGCCAAGTGCAGCCGTAATTAAAGCTCAAGAAAGAGCCGACAAAATTGCAGAAGGACAAGCTGGTCTTGAAGACACTATAAATGTTGCAAAGACACTAGTTAAAGATTTAGCAGATATGGGAGGAATGACAAGCACTTCTAAAGGCCCATTGAGCAACTTAATAACTTCTTTGCAAACTGGCACTGTTGGTCAAATTGGTGGTAGATTGGTTGGTACAAAGGAACAAGCAAAACGTGACGAACTAAAAAGCGTCCGACTTCAATTGCTCAATGCGGTAAAAGAGGCAACTGGAATGAGTTCAACTCAACTTAACTCAAACGTTGAACTTAAAACTTATCTGGATTCTCTTGGCAGTGAGGGTATGACAAAAGAGGCAAACGAAGCTATCTTGAATAATATTGCCAATAGATACCTTAGAGGCACTAAAACCGAACCTTCTGGTAATGCTCCAAAAGGAACTGCTGCAAATCCAATTGTATTGAAGTGAGAAAAACATGCCTGTTTATCAATATGAAGGTCAACACTACGACTTGCCAGATGGCCTGACAACTGAACAGGCTATTGCAAAGATTCGCGGTCATTTAGGAACATCTACTCCTGCCGTACAACAAGCGCCCACAGAAGTTGGCGCATTGGAGCGTATGTTTGGCACGGGAAGTCCTATTGCCAGAACAATAAAAGGTGCAGTTGTTGACCCTGCCTTGGCTGTTAATCAATTATTGGCAAGTACAGGTTTGTTTGGCAAAGACATTCAAACTGGTGCAACTAAATTGGTTAGCGATGTTGAACAAGCAACACAAGAAGGCAGAGCAAGAGTTGGAAGCACTGGATTTGACCCATATCAATTGCTTGGCAACGTAGTTAGTCCTGTCAACAAATTGGTTGGAATTGCTCAAGCCCCTGTAGCTGCTGGCGCAGGAATGCTTCCTTCTGTTGCTCGTTCTGCTGGAACTGGCGCTGCGCTTGCCGCATTTCAACCTGTTGTTGCTCCACAAGACCAATTTGCAGAAAAGAAATTAGAGCAAATGGCAACTGGCGCTGTTTTAGGCCCATTAGTTGAGGGTGGCGTAAATGCTCTAGGCTCTTTAGCTGGAATGCTAAAAAATCTAACTTCTACTGGTCGTCAAGAGTTCATGCAAAAACAATTGAATGAACTTACTGGGGCTGATCGAACAAAAGTAATTGAAACATTGCGTGATGCAAAAGAATTGGTAAGTGGCTCTCGACCAACTGCGGCACAAGCAATTTCTGATATTCCTTCAGCAGTTGAACTTGTGGCAGCACAAAGTAAACTTGCTAGCAAAGCAAAAGTAGCAGGTAAGTTTCAAGAGCGCTTAGTAGAACAGCAAGCGGCAAGGGCAAGAGAGATTCAATCTATTGCTGGTACTGAGGCACAGAAAGCTGCTTTGATTGCTGAACGAGAAGGCATTACCACACCAATGCGAGAAACGGCACTAGAGCAAGTAAATCTTGCAGGCCCAATATTTACTAAATTAGAAAAAGAAATATCCGATAAATTTAATAGCTTAGCGGCTGCTGAACAAACATCTGGCATGACAGGTTTAGCCGCAACAATCCAGAAATCTTTAGCGGAAAAAGGGCAACCTGGATGGTTGTCTGCGGGTGATATTGCGTCAGAAGCGGCAGGTCGTGCAAAAGCATATAAAGAACTTGCAGGGACTTTGCGTGGTGAAGCTCAATTAAAACAATTCCAACTTAACAGCTTAGAACAAAATGGATTCTTTCCATTACGTGCATCTGATTTAACAGACCAACTAGACAAAGCCATTCGTGGAACTGTATCCGATCAAAGCAAAGCTGTTTTGCAAGGTATTAGAGATAAAGTTGTTTCTAAGGCCGATGAAAATGGCTTGTTAAATAGCCGTGATGTATACGAAAACATTAGAAAAATATCCAATCAAGATGTCGCAAAAATGCTTAACCTTGGTGAGCAATATGCTTCTGGTGGAATTCCTCAACAAGCGGCTAAAGCCTTGGGCAACGCAAAACAATTTATTGATGCGTCATTAAACAAGTCATCTGATGGATTGTGGGGTAAATATCTCACTTCTTATGCAGATTACAGCAAGAAACTAAATCGCATGGAGGTTGGAGACTACTTGTCTAAGAGTTTAAACACTCCTTTAGGTAAAGAATCTGCTGGTGAATTTGCTACTGCTGTTGAGAATGCTGCGGGAACAATTAAAAAGTCTACTGGAATTCCAAGGTTTGATAAGTTGTCAGATGTTTTGACTTCTAAAGAAGTTGCCTCTGTAAACAACGTATTGGCAGACCTAAAGCGGGATTCAAAAGCAAAAGAACTTGCAAGAAAAGTTGGTGCGCTTGATGTTGGTGGCCCTGAAGTTCTTAAAGATGCCCCACAACTGTTAAACAGAACATATACAGTAATGAAGGCGGCTGTTGAATATTTACAAAGAGGTAATGCAGACGCTTACAACAAACAGATGGCTGAGTTGATGATGAATCCAGGCGCATTAGCTCAGTTTATGACTGTTGGTATTCCAAAAGGTAGGTTAAATGAATTTACATCGTCATTGATGAAGCTAATGGATGAGCCTACAAAAGCGGCATTTATTCAGTCATTTACTGTTCCATCTGCTGCCCGTGAAATAGGTATTCCACAGAATATGCAAGAACCAGTTCCTGCCGAATAAGGGGCGCAAGATTGATCCTCTCACCCTTCTGGCAATGGCAAATGGCTGTGTCGCAGCTATTCGCAAAGGCTGTGAACTCTATAAAGAGGTCAAGGGAACTGTTGCCGCAGCCCAAAAGACTGTTAAAGAGGTCACGGCTATTGCTGAAGAAGTGGGTGGCTTCTTTGGGTTCTTTAAGAAGAAAAAGCCCAAGCCCACAGCAACTCCAGTTGCAGCCAAAGCAAAAAAGGCAGAGGCCGAAATTTGGGATGAAGGTAGAGTTGTGGCTGATCTGGCGGCGAATCTCTCGCAGTTCTTCAGGGTTCAGCAACAGCTTGCAGACCACATTCGAGAAGAGGAAGAGAAGTCTAAAACTGTTTATGACCCAAGCCAAAACATCATGGAGTCGGCGCTAAACAGAGAGTTAGCCAAGACGCAGTTTGAGAAGTTAGCCAAAGAGATTCGTGAGATTATGGTGTATCAGTCACCCCCAGAATTGGGTAACTTGTACACCAGGGTGAACCAAATGAGGGTCATCATCATTGCTGAACAAGAAGAAGCAAGATTGGCCCAGGAAAAGAAACAACGAGAGGTTGAATGGCAACGCAGAAAGGTAATCAGCGCAATCCAAGACAAGGCAATCTACGGGGTAGCCTGTTTAGTGTTCGTCCTGTACCTAGTCCTGTTCTTCAGCCTTCTAATAATGGATCGAAAGGTAAGATGGGGTTTCTAGTCGCATTAGTTGCTATGGTGCTGGTTTTTGTCCTACTGCTTCCGCTGATAGGAAGCATTTACTATGACACATTGGCTGCACAAAAGGAAAGCAAAATGCAGATTGAGCGCATGGAAAGACTGCGCCAGCAATTGGAGTACGAGCGTCAACAACTAGATAGGCAACGCAATGAATCAAAATAGGTTTCTGTGGGGCGTGATCGTCATTTCATTGGCTTGCGTTATCTTGTTGTCTGGATGTGAAGACAGGTACAGATATGTTTGCCAGAATCCTGATAAATTTGACCTTCCTGAGTGCCAAAAGCCCAGATGCTTGTTCACCCAAACCTGTCCTGAATACCTTGTAGCACCTATCTTGACCACCAAAATTGACCCTCCAAAGGTTGAAGAAAAGAAGGCCGATGATGACAAAAAGTAAATACTCTCCTGAAGACCTAGAAGTTCGCATTTGGGGCTTTGTGGTGGTGATGATTACCATCATTTTGTTTGGCATCGTGTTCTCATTGCTTTATTCGGTTACTTTTGTAACTCAGCCTATCAAGAGCATGGCTCCCATCGATCAAGCCTATACCAAGATGCTGAACGACATTGTTTTGCTGATTGTTGGTGGTATCGGTGGGATTGTTGGCAAACGGGCCGTTGGTACTGTGACAAGCCCAACGCCTACACCTCATATTTCAGCGCCTCCTACGCCTGTTCCTGCCCCTCCTAGCCCTCCTGCCACTTCCACCTGGACTTCTCCCTCTGGCGCTTTGCCTGCTTGGGTCAATCCACCTTTAGATGAAAGTTGGACACCCCCACCACCCCCCACTACTCCACCCCAGCATTTGGAGTCTGATTCTGTGCGTGAAGAAATCGCTGCGGCTCGGCAAGAGGTAAAGAATGCTTAACCCGTACTTCATCATTGGAGCAATGATTGCTGTAGGCGGTGCTTACGGGTACGGGCATCATGTTGGATGGGGTGACAGAGATGCTGAGATGCAAGTTGAGATTGCCAAAAAGAATGATGAAGCAAGAGAAAAAGAGCGTGAACTTGCTCAACAACTGAATGACCAATCAACCAAACTTTCGGAGGCCAACAATGTCATCACTCAAAAACAGTCTTCTCTTGATTCTGCTATTCGTGCTGGTAGGTTGCGGCT